GTGGTTAAGCGGATGAGTCACCTCAAGGATATTAACATGAGTTGGAGTATGCACTTATGGTGTGCACTGACGCTGGCATACAGATTATGTCGTTTATCGTTGATTGCTGTGGTACATGGTCTGTTACCATTTATATTTACATCCAAAGTATCGGATGAAGTGAACAAACTAAATGAAGAACTATCGTGACCATAACGGTAACAGAGTCAGCAAGAAATAAAATTGAATCTATGTGTATAGAAAGCAGTATGGTAGCGGTTAGACCTTTCGTTCAGGGAACTGGCTGTGCTGGTATGGCGCATAACCTTACTTTTGCAGATGAAAAGCTAGAGCGCGACACAGAGATAGTACCCTACCTTATTATCGACCCTATCGCATACCAGTTTATGGACGGGGCAACAATAGACTACGATACCTCCGGCATGAGTCCAACCTTTGTATTCACAGATGTATTTAAGGGACAGGGTGGTACAGGAATGTGCGGAGGTTGCGGAGGTGCAGGGCATTGATTACAGTTACACAAGATGCTATAAATCAAATGAACTCCATCCTTGAGAAAAAGGAAGATGAGATAGTACGATACGAACTACGGGGAGGAGGATGTGGTGGATTGATAGCTGAATGGAAGACAGAACCACGCCACGAACCAGAACAAGGCGAAATGACTTGGGACTTGGCCCACGGTAAATTTGTGGTAGATGAGGCCACGACCTTGTTCATAGATGGTGGGGTAGTCAACTATGATCTATCAAATTTTATGCCCAACTTCATTGTTAGTGTCCCAGATAAGGGCCAATGTGGGTGCGGTTCGTCTTTTGTTGTTCCCAAAGACTACACCTTTGGAAAAACTGCATGAGTTGGAAGGAATTTATATTCCCGGCTTGTATGATTGTTCTGATAATGGGTATCCCCATAGGGATAGTTCTATGGGTTAATCACGCGATGGAAACATCGTAGTAGCAAGGTTGCTGGATTAAAACGATTGGTGGATAAATACATGAGGATACGATAATGCCGTGGATAAATGGACGATGGGTAGAAGAAGAACAAGATTGGTTGAACAACATGGGTATATGGGATAGGCTCCTAGATCAGAAAACTATTTACGATAAAGGGCCGGGAACAACGCTTATCCCTTCTAATTTCCCATCTCCAAGGAATACGTTACCAGGAATTTTAGAAGGTGGTGATGGTGTAACTCCGAGGTACAATCCAACGATAGACGAATCCATTATAAACGAGAGCATCAGCGCGCAAGCACCGGCTCCCGGCAGCACGACGACAAGCCTTTTCTCAATGCCCGCGCCATATCAGAGATATGTGGCACCCCAGCAACAGGTTCGATACATGGCACCTCGAACTCCGATGCGACTATCGACTTATGATGCGCCGGGGTTAAGGCAGACACCCGGGTGGCGTCCGATGGTAGCACCGCAACAGCAGTTTCCCCCAGCACCGCCGCAGCGGATGATGCCTCCATTGAATATACCGGGGCGATTGCCAGCACCGGTTCAGCAACCTATATATGGCCCACAAATGCAGCCAACGATGCCTCCACCATTCGATCCGACGCCACCATTCGATCCGCGGCCACCTGAGTTTGTGCCTCCGACTCAGATAGCACAACCCCCGGTTAGGCCACCTTTCATAGACCCTCCGCCTCCGACAATAGTACGGCCACCTAGACCACCGGTCAGACCGCCGATAGTTCAACCTCCTCCTCCACCACCGATAATAGTACGGCCCCCTAGACCACGCCCAACACCTCCGCCAAAGCGTGTAAAGCGCACAGTGGCAAGCAAGCCACCGGCAACTCGCCCGGGACGCACGCAGGAGGGTAGAGGACCGAGGGGTGCGCGCACCATTACGGGCGTTGCAAGATCGCAGAACACCCAGCGTGGTGATCGATAACAATGAGTAGCGTAATGGATCATTTATATTTCGTCCGTATGAGCTGGTGGCACCACGCTAAAGGAGCTTGGGGGTTGTCATGGAGATTATTTCTTTTGTCATTGACTGCTGTGGTACATGGGCTGTTACCCTTTATGTTTTTATCAACCACATCTGATGGAGTAAAGAAGATAGCGAATGACCTGGATAAGAGAGACTATACATAACTTTAGTTGTATATTTTGTAATCGACATTGGTCGATAGCTCTAGATCATGGGGCCGAGCACGTTTTAATGAACAAGGAGTTGCATTGCCCGTGGTGTGGTGGCAAACACATGTACCTAGCAGATGAAGACTTCAGGGGGCAGGCACATCAACACAAGAAAGCAAAAGTGGAATGACTATAACAGAAGCGGCACAAACAAAGGTGAACCAAGTTCTGAATGGCGACGGCTTCTTGGGCGTACATTTGGAGGGCGGCGGGTGTTCGGGTTATCAGATAAAACTGAACGCATCCACCGACCTGCCATCAGACGCACAGATGCTGTCCGAGACAATCTTCTCAGACCCCACCTCTTTAGAGCTTTTGGGTGATGCCAAGATGGACTGGGTAGATGATCCCTTTAGGCCCACCTTTCATTTCACACCCCCTACTGGGGCGCAATCATGCGGATGTGGTAACAGCTTTACTGTATGAGTGACGGGTGGTTTGCCCTATTGATGATAATCCTAATCTTTGGAATATCTATGGGCTCTGCATTATTAGCAAATTGTATGTTATTAAACGAGATATGTTCATAGGAGACAATATGGAAAAATGGAAAGAGTTAAGCGCTGGAAAGAAAAGATTTTGGGTAGCCGTGGGGATCATAGTGGTAGTGGCCGTAGTAGGTTGGGTCACTGGCTGGTGGTCCTCGCCGGATGTGCCTGTACAGTAGGATGCACGACACTAAAGAAAGCGGGGGTAGTCGGCCTAGCAGCCGGGGCGGGTGCAACTGTGGGGACTGTCTTGTCGGGGGGTGCTGCTGCACCGATACTGGGAGCCACGACAACTGCCTTTGTAGCCGATGTGGTGACGGAGGCGACCTCGATTGGCGGTTCGCGGACGGGGCAGGACATGACTAACTGCGCACCTGATAATTTTTGGAGCCTGCTGGGCTCTCTAGTGGAGATGGGTGGATGGTTACTGATATTGGTAGTGGTCGCACCGATGGTGCTGGGGTGGATATTGCCCGGACCATTGGAGAGAAAGCAAAAGCAAAAGCGTTAGTCATTGTAGAGTGGCAGGATATTATATCCGACGATGGCTGGGTGGTTGCGGAAGACTGTGAGCTGCCTACCTTTTACACGGTGGGATGGCTAGAGTATCAGGACCACGCGGTAATAAAGATTGCCACAACCCTAGATTTTGAAGACGCCCTTGAAGAACACAAGAAAAAAGAAAAGCCGATAGGGTATGCAATCACTTGCTTCCCTACCGGCTGTGTTACTTCTCTTTCTTTTTTAACCGCGCATATTCATCGAGAGTCAGACCCTCGTTCCGAGCAAACACCTCGGCCCATGTTCGACCAGACGGCGCTAACTGATGTCGCAGCCGCCAGCAGTGTCTAGCAAAACACAGGCGTCGGTGCTGCTGTTGCTGTTCCTCAAGCAGCTCTGGTGACAGGCGCACGATCGGTTCGGCAGAATCTTGCATTTTCCTCCCTCCAACCAAGCACCTTTTTACCGTCGAGTTTAGTTAACTCATCCCAACAATTCCTGTCCAGAACCTTGATGGTTCCTCCCGGTAGAATAAGAAACTTAAAGAAATCATAGAGCTTGTGCATTGCCATACTCATTGGCAAGCTACTGTCCCTGTGATACTTATCCTCATCAGCGCAGACAGCAAACGGCCTGATGTGAGCTACCTGCACCACCATGGTGGGGTACCACTTCTCGTCTATGCAACACTGCACCATACCGTCCACTTCTTTGGACATCACAACCCACCTACGCAGGTGGTCGCTCCCTACCCTGCTACGACCTGAGCTGTAAACCGGGTCGCTAGACTTTATCCGGGGCGGAGTGTACACGCTCCAATCATTAGCCACAGCTCGTGGCGCTAGATCCTTCTTGTCTACAAACTCCCAGTGGTAGCCGCCACAGGTAGGCTCCTTGCCAGCTGCTGCCTGACCTATGTGAGATCCAACTAAGCTACCACCACTCTGTCCCGGTGGACGCGAGGCTTTGTCCGCTTTCATCCCTGCCCATATACCAGCTAGAGATAGCGAGGGGAACACCCTGTTAGTCTCTACACATCGAACTCTTTTACTGCCTGCCATAACTCACCTCTTGTTTTTTAGTTGACGCAATCTCCCATGGAGTTGTTGCGCACCCAGAAACGCCCGAAAGTCTGCATTAATATCTTCAGACTTACCGGCCTCGAACTCACCCGTTTTCTTATCGAACCTCAGAATCCAGGCAGACTCTATGGCATCACCATGCACCTGAGCCACAGCCTCTGCGTAGGCAGCCACCTGTAGGAAATACTCGTCCCATATACCGGTCGAGGTTTTGAAATCTATCACGCAGAACTCATCATTAACGTACGCCACGGCATCCACTGTGCCGGCGTAGTTATACTGTCTGTTGTAGATTCTTTCCTCTGACGATACCCACTCAATATTATTCTGAGCAATCCAATCACGAAAACCATCGATCGCTGAGACAGCTCGTTCATCTGTCGGCATGGTCGGCTCCTCGCCGTTGCCCAGCTTCCAGTTGATAGCTTCCTCGCACCACTGATGCACCCTAGTACCAACGTCCCTAGCCTCTTTCGATGTGGCTCGGAACGCACCGCGTATACCATTGTACATATCATCTAGCGTAACCCCATCAGCAAACACAGGATGTGCATCCCTGTCCTCCTGTTCGGGCACCATGGATGTGTTGTCCATGAACCAACGAGCCCCCTCCTTTGCCGCCCACGGCATCAGAGCAGGCTTGTTGATCACGCCTAAGATAGTGGTGACGCTGGGGACATACTCACCACCAACTCGGTAAGTATGCCGCCCCTCGCTGAACTCAAGATCTACAGAGTCCCCATCAAAGTATTCAATCGAATACTTCAAAACGGTACGTCATCAGACACGGTGTCCCTCGCGGGATAGTCCGATGCTCCTGCACTACCGCCATCATATGGAGCCTGCAACTGACCTTTCATATACGGCTTGCCAGCTTTTGACACGTTTTTCCATACGCCTACCTCGAACGCTACTCCTTTGTACATACCCTCGCCCTTGTAGTTGGGCTGGTTATCTCCCTCGGTCTTCTTACCGTTGGGAAACATTACGATTGTGTTGTCATCTAATTCCATAGCCATCTTACTTTCCTCATGTTGTTTAACTGCATTACCATTGTATCATATATTGCATACATCACTCAAACATTGTTCCTCACTGAACCCACTTCTAATGTTTTCCCATACAAGTTCTGAAGAACTAGGGTAGGCGTATACACCATCATTCATATAAACGCCACCACTATCATACCCCGGAAGATCACTGTACCAGTCAAGTTCCTCGCCACTATAGAATCTCTGATAATCATCATGCCACATCTTAGGCTCGATACCTCTACCTTTTGTAAGGTAATAGTTCCATAATACCTCATCTGACTTCCTTATCTTCATCCACGATCTCATTTTTCTCATGGATGGTTTGTACCCTATCTCTTCCTCAACGGGCTTACATTCATAGTCCCAAGGCCAGTGCATCTCTACCGGCCTTTCTTCATCAGACCATTCAGGCACGACTCTAGGCTTTTCCATTTCACCTATTTGCTTTATGGCTTCCATTCTATAAGCTATAAATTCGGCGCAGTTTATACTTTGCCACTCAGGTTGGGCTTCGTATGGAGCAACTAAACCTATCGTACGACCACAATCGAACCACTTAAAACCATCCTCATCAATTGACTCTACACGCATAGTAGCATGATCGTATATACTTACTACTAAGCAATGAGATCGAACATAACCAGAATCAAGTGAATGAACTTTAATAAGATTAAAATTTTTCATATCCCACATACCCCACTCAAACATTGTGACTCACTGTTGTCCTCATATACCACCCCACGCTTAGCGTGCGCCTCCTCGTAGGGCACAGGCGTCAACGGCTGGCCACCCCTAGCGCCTGACGGATAAAATGTCAGGCCACGCAACCCATGCGCGTACTTGTGTACCATCTTTGCAAACTCCTCTACTTTAGACTCATTGTTTAGCTCACTGCCCCACTCGGGTAAGTTAATCGTGCTGCTGATAGCGTGATCAACGTACTTTTGCATGTCGAACTGCATCTTTATCCTGCGCTCAGGGTCCGCCGCTAGATCTACGGCTGACTCAATATCGTCTGGACTGATCCCGCCCTCGATGAGGGCTTGGGCTGTACCGTCAACGACAAACTGATGCTTCCATCTGGCGCCGTCCCCAAGATACCTTCTGCGGTATGCGACAGAGTAGACAGGCTCAATCCCACTTGTTGTCCCGGCAAGGATCGAAATCGTGCCTGTAGGGGCGATTGCTCTATATCCTTTTGGACGACTGAGAAAAAGTCTATCGCAGTGTACATTAGCTGATCTTTCTGATTCATCCTTGTATACCTTGAGCCATTGCCTCAGCTCATCATTCATTTCATATTTGTGTCCACGCTGCAACAGCCATTCGTGGACACCCATAAGCCCTAGACCGAGTCTACGGTTTTGCGCTCGTACTTCACGAACTTTGCCGTATGGTACCGTCGCCCGAATCGTAGTACAGACCAGCATCTTTGACGCAAGGCGGACGGCAGCCTTGAACTCATCAATCGTCTGTATGTTCGCCATGTTAACACTACCAAGACAGCATATGTCACTATCATCCTCGCTCGTAATCTCAGTACAAGCGTTACGCAATGTTTCATTACTCTTTTCTCCAAAGTTAAAACTGAATCCTGGCTCCCCTGTACGCATGGCTTGCCGGCAGTTCTCCACGAACAGATCCGGCATACCCTTGTGTTGCAGGAAAGCATCGTCATAGTTAATGGATATGTTCATCATATCCAGAGGGGCACGATAGTTAAAGTCAGCACGCTTAGCGTCAGCCACCGTAAACGGTGTGCCATCTTCGTTAAACGCACCAGCGATAGGCATATCGTGCCAGTTCTTGGCCCTTAGAAAGGACCACACATCCTCGTGCTGCCAGTTGAGGCTGCCATACTCTGCGGTGCGGCGCGTGCCACCCTGCATAACATGACGACCACAATCGTTCAGCATTTCTAACAGAGGCAGCGGACCAGACGAGATACCGCCAGTGCGGGACAACGTCCGGCCGGACGGGCGTATCGCAGATACGTCCATACCAATGCCACCCCCTGTCATAGTGCAGCTAACAGCTCGCCACACTAGGTCTGCCCATTCCTCTCGCGTGTCATGCTCGGCACGCAGCAGGTAGCAGTTGTTCAGAAAAGCTGTGCTAGGATCTCGACCGGCATAGTAGATCTGCCGGCCACCCGGCATGATCACGCAGCCAGAGATAGCTTGACGCAACCCGTCAAGATCCTCACGCGACAGCAAAGGAGTCTCGGTGCCGCCGCGGGTGCCACAGATGTAGTCAACAATGATCGAGGCGCGATCATCCCACGTTTCTAATGTGTTCTGAGCATACTTCCGCCTAAATATTGTCTCGCTAAATGCTGTTTTTAAACCGCCGTGTTCCATGTTGTTCTCCTTATGTTACCGGACCTAGATCAGCCCGCCATTGTTCTATCTCTTTGCCCTCACGGGCAGCCATTATCTCATCGTACCCCTCTGGTGTGGCCCACTTGGCCGGCACCTTTGCAGAGTTGAACGCAGCTGGGTGGTACAGGTATCGACCTATCCCCCAGTTGACGGCAGCTCTTTTCAGGGAGTCTGAGATCCCGCCTTTAGCGGCTTCTATATTGGTGTCATCAGCTCCGTCTGCTTTGGTCACCCACTCGCCGTCCACACGGCACGACAGGTAGCAGACCATACGCTCACCAATCCACTCGAACTTGCTTTGCCACCCGCCCGGACCAAACACCTCATCCAGACGGTCCATAACATCACGCGCTGTGATGTACACCAGCTCCCCGCTACCGCCCTGCCCCCGCCGCCATTTCAGCTTGGCGACGGGGAACGGACGTTTCAGAGCAATCTCTATCCGTTTCACTCGGTACCTCCATAGTTATCAGGCAACTCCGCAACATCATCACCCTCTACCAGTTCCTCGTGGTAGCTGCCATCAGGGTCGCGCCATGCTTTGTACTTGCGCTCGACCATGTGGCTGCGGACTATGATGGACGGGCTGTCTTTAGTACCCACATCATTCTCATACATCCGAGATCCGTACTTCATGGGCTGTAACAGCTCCTCAAATATAGACCACGGATCACGACGTAACATCATGCTTCTCATCTTTTTCTCCTGTTGAAAGTTTAACAAAGTGTTTTGCATCTACTACCGCTAGTGGCTGAGCCCTGTTGCGCTTGATGATCAGCAACGGTTCATGTTCACCAGCGTTAGCACACGCCTGTTTCCAAGCTGCCCACACGTTGAGCGACTCGGTGTTTTTACATTCTATACTGTACGGGAACAGTCGTCTAGCCGCTGGCGACAGCATCAGATCCTCTCCCGCCGCCCCCATTGACCTTGACTCTACGTCCGCTGGCTTTACTGGCAGTTCCCCCAACAATAGTGATCTCACCCACTGTTGCAACCGACGTCCCTTCGCTTTCGCTGACTGTGTTTTCATCCTTTTCCCCTACAATCCTGGGGCTGTCCCATTTAGTTTGATAGTTCATGCTGGCCGAGTCAAACCACAGGTCCAGCGTCGTTTCTGCTGTGTCAAAGTGTCGAGCTTTGGCTATCTCGAACGTGGCATCTGGTGCCGTAGCGTCCCGCTCTCGACGAGATGCCGGTGTTTTCTGTAGCAGCAGAACCGAGCAAGCCAAATTGGTCAGATCTGCACTACCAGCCACGCTGAATTTGTCCAGCCTGTCGTCCACACTGAGCCCCTTACGGGCATGGGTGATCAAAAGGATATGCACCCCTAGATCCCTAGCCGCGATCGACAGCGCCAACATCAGCCGCTTCTGGCCCTGATAATCATCCGATGGGATGTCGCCCATAGTCATGAGGCTGTCCACCACTATAAACTTCACCTTCAAGTTGGCCACGGTGTAGCGCACAACAGCCAGCAGTGTCTTGAAATTGATGCTGCCCTGCTGCCGGTAGAACCATAGCTTGCCGTTAGCCCAGCGCGTAAAGTCCAGCACCTCAGTCATGTCAGGAGAGGCTACTAAACTAGATTGCGTCACCATGCGGGCGAGGCTGTGCGGCACCGTCATTTCGAGCGAGACAATCAGAGATTTGAACCCCTGCTCCATAGCGTGTAGCGCGAACTGACCTGCCAGCATAGACTTACCGCTGCCTGACTGACCGCACATGAGGCTGGTGCTGCCCTCTTGCAACCTGAACTTGGTGTCGAGGCACGGCCACGGCAGCTTGATACCGCTCAGGTTTTCTCCGCTCATGCAGTATTGCAGCACCTCGTCGGTCCACTCGGCGGCTGCTCCAACCTGACGCTGGACCCCGCCAATACCCTCGTATTCACGCAGTTCTTCTGTGGTTATTTCTGGCATTTCCTTTTCCTGTTTGGGTCTAATTTGTCCAGCTCTTCCTTAGTATAATTATAACACGGCGCGACCTCCTTGGGGGGGCGCCAGTAGGGATTCCACTCGGCATGGTCCTTTGGCACAGCCATCATAGCGGCTGCGTCCCAGCGCACAGCTGAGTACCGGGCACGATCTTCTCTGTGGCCGTGGCTTGACGACACCACGCGATTGGGGGAGTTGTGATTAGTACCAACAAAAAAGTCTGGCTCGGCGGCCAGACGTTGTAGTTTCTGGTACATATAAAAAGCTTTTATGATAGCCTCATCAGCCTCACGCTTATGGTTTTTCCCTGACTTTTTTATGGTTTCAATATAGCTTAGGGCTGCCGTGAGCAACCGCTCCACCTCCACCTGTCCGCCACGTACTTTTTGCGCAGATGCTTGCTTTAGCAGCCCCTCCATCTTACGCAATGCACGCTGAATTCTTGTTATTTGTCGTCCCATATTAATAATCTTCCTGACGTATCTCCTTGATAATAAATAAAAAAACCAGGGCCCAGTTTGTGGACCCCGGCTGCAATACCCAACCTCACTCAAAATCACTGTACCAATTTTCCTGTTTAAGCCCCAGCTGGCCCCCCAGTTTTCTCAGGAGATTACCCACCTCGTGACAATCGTTGGCCATTGCTGACCCACACTCTAGCACGTCACTCGCTAGGCTCCGGCTTTTATTCAGAGCTTTGATAATATCCGCCCTATCTTGGGGCGTCAAAGTTGATTTGGACTTTTTTGTAGCTTTCTTGCTCATGGTTTATTCCTCACTATAAGTTCCGTTATATGGATTTGGTTCATGGTCCTCGTATCTGGGGCCATCATCAGCAGAGTGTTGGCCCTCATCGCCAGCATACAGCGAGCCAGCACCACCAAACTCATGGTCCCACTCGGCAGCTGTGACCCCTGTCATCAGGAACTCACGCTCCGAACTGCTGAGAAACGGGAACACCGTCTGAATCAGCTCGCCACCTTGCCACCGGTCCAGCTGCACCTGCGTAACAGGCAGCTCCATCGTGTGGGCGGTGCCCGAAAACATAGACTTCTTAGTGATCATCATTTCAATTCTCTCCATTCAGATGGGTGATACCAGCTCCACTCCTGTTTCTCTAGGGAGTGAAGCACCATTGGGGATACATCTTTTATCGAGCCACCAAGGTAGCCCTGCTTGCTGTCGGCCAGCACCACTACGATCTCGGCAACGTCGCCGGTGTCGGTGTGCTTCAGCTTGACTCGCTGACCGCGTCGTTTCATAACTCCTTTTCCCACACCTTTACCCCATAGGTTTTAACGTCCGACACATAGGTGTCTCCATATTCCCAGCTACCGTAGGTGTACGGCGATTTCGCTGCGACAAACCAGCGAGCGTGGGGGTTGGCAGCTTCCTTGTCAGGGCGCTGATACTTCTTGAGTACGTGCCATGTCCAGCCAGTTTCTTCGTTTTCCCACACTTCATATGGGTCATCTACACGGCGGGTTTTTCCACACTCGTTTTTCATAGCTATCTCCTAGACCGGTACTACCATCAGATTGTCGGCTAAAAACCACTTGCCGCCTTGGGAATTGGGGCGGATCATTTCCGTCACCCCGCGCAGCTCCACTTCACGCCAGACCCTGCCTTTCTCAGATAGGTGCGGCGCTACCGGGGCGCTGGTCGCGTGCCACTGCGGCCGCAACTTGAAACCCCTCGTGGGGTGGGATTCTGCCGGCAACCAATGGCCGGCGGGAATTCGCTGTCTGCGGTTGATGAAGAGGGGCCCGATCGACCCGTCTTTCCTGAGGTTAAATAATTTCCAAGCTCTCATGTGCATCTCCTAGCTTTCCAGCCACTCGTCAAAAGATTTATGGGGCGCCGGGGCGCACGCTTTGTAGATTGCGTACTCATCGGCCAGCTTGCCGAACATCTTAGAGAGCCCGTCGGCTCGACCGCTGCCGAAATTTGCTTCTCGGCTGTGGGCTCGCTCCCTTCTCCACTGCGTCTGTTGCTGGTGTCCGTTTCTCATTTTCATTTCTCCGTTGACTGAGCCCAGTATAAACGATGGCGCCAGGCGCTGTCTACCTTTTTCTGACTTTATTTTTACGCCTTTAGAATCAATGGCTTGCGCCTAATAGATTACTATTATAGAAGAGAATACTTTGTTGTTAGTTGTATCCGACAACTCAATCATGATCGTTAGCGCTCGATCCATCGGATGCCAAGGTGCTGCATTGCTGACGCCCTCAAGACGGGGTGGTAAACATCGATAACGTGCCCATCAAACATGGGGCCGGCCTGGCAGAGCCGTAAATCTGGGATGATAAGATCAGCATTGGACCAAGCCAGCTCCCGTAGAGGGGCACATACGTCTAAATGACAGTTCCAAGAATAGTGTACCAATTCTGTACCAATATAGGGGGGAAGATTGGCCAGGATCTCCGACCATCGCCGTAAGTCTCCGACCATGCCAGATCGGTCGGGTGAGAAGCACCAGCGGGCGAGAAAAATGCAACGAAATTTAGTCGCGAAACATGCCCGATCGTTCAACCAGTCCGCGGCATATCGTGACAGGAAAAAAACACCACGAGACAAACACCCAGCGAACACGCTGCAGGAGGCGCTAGAATCGCCCCAGCGTGACGTTTAGGCGTTTGTCCGTACAGGTACACCAGCAAAAGAAAACCCCGCCGTAGCGGGGCTCTCGTGCGTTACTAGCGCCTACTTATGCTGGGGCGCCTATTTGTACAGTGTAGCACGACTGGCGGCAGCCGTGCCGCGTTACTGGACCGTGTATGAATTTGAACACTGGCCGCACGGGCGGCTCTGGGTCGTATTGTGGCAGCAGCACTTTAACTTGTACTCGCTGGCCACGGTATGTGGTGTGGTAATTGTCGATAACTAGACTGCCGGCAATATTGTTCATGTCAGACTCTCCGTTTTGATTGATTTGAATCGGTAGCGCAGCCGGTCACTGATGGGCGTGTTTGCTAGAAATACAGCGCGAGCGAATCCGGCCGGCGTGGCACTGCGAAAATTCTTACGGTCTGGACCGGGCGCCGCTTTATGTATACGGTCGTCGGGTTGGCAATCTGGATCACAGTCTGCCGCCGGCATAACCATGCCGCCGCCGGTCCACAAACATGTTTTTTTCGTATAACAGTCTGCCGGCTCTAGCCCGCTGTACTGCCACGGGTGATAGCTGTAGTCTGGTTTTCGCCAGTACGTGCTAATAGTGCTAACCGGGTTTTCTATATAGTACGGCACGGGCGGGTATTCTCCGTCGGTCTGGAAAAATTCGCAGAAATCTGCCGCTGTAGCGAACATGTGAACGCTATCAGCTAGTGAGCGTAAACCCTTACCCTTAAACCAGCGAGCGCCACTGACAGCTAGCGAATCGCATGGCGGGTAGCAGGAAATAAACGCGACACGCTCAGCTATACCGCGTAGTGAATCCAGATCATCAGAGCGCCCATTTATAACGCGCTCAATTTCCAGCAGTATGTTAGCCGGCTCTATATCTAATAGGTCTAAATTGATTTTCCAGATACCGTCGGACAGATGGTACTGTCCGTCAAACACTGGATGCTGGTTGTCGAATGTGACGCAGTAATAGCCCGCGTCACGCCACGGCTTCAGTGATTCGCCGGTTTTGTCGAATAGTGAAATTACGATATCTCTTTTCATGTCAGACTCTCCGATAATGATTTTTTCATAGTGCCGTGAGCCCTAAACCCGATAATATAGGGTCGCTCACTAGCACATAATTTACAGTCTACACACTGAATATTGGCAGACTCTGCCGGGCAGGCTACTATTTTGCGGCCGTGCGGCGTGTAGGACACTTTAGGTGCGTCGATGGGTAGCACTACGGTTACAGGAAAGCCGGTATCGTATTTAGTATCGGCGTCGGTGATGTTATCGGCGCTCAGATTCTGAACAAAACCACGGGCTCTACCTTTTTCCCATATCGCGATGTTATGCGGCGTGGGCTCGTGATGGGTGTAGTCGATATGCGGGTTTCGGCCGGTACATTCTACTTTATATAGATAGTCCGACTCGATCACGGCGCCGTCGTCGTGCGGGTCATCTCCAGCGAATTTATGCCGTATTACGCGACTACGTGGTAGCTTGCGTAGATTATCCAGCGTGTCACGGTAGCTATCGCCACGAGCGCCACTATCTACCTTTTTCCAGTGCCAGCTGATGGGACCATGTTTAGCATAGCATGGGCCCGGTTTACGATTGCCGGCAGCGTCAACTATATATTTTAGTGCACAGCTATCCGGGCAGCTATCGCTGGATATAGTAGTGCCAGCTACCGGCCCGGTCTTGTTATTGCTAGACCGTGCGGTGTAATGTGCGTTAGTCGTCATCTGACTCTCCCATGTTACCTAGTGATACTATAGATATAGCTACCGCTGCCAGTAAATAGAGTACCGGCACTAATGCGGCAGCTACTAGTAGTCCGAATACGGACCATCCGATTATCGCTTCTATCATAGTAGTGTCTCGATTGATTAGTGACAGACCGAATATAAACGATGGGCAGCTAGACTGCAACCGGTTTTGCCCGACTACTCTCTAGCAGCTGAGCAGCTGAGCAGCTGAGCAGCAGAGAAGAGAAGAGAGCAGAACAGAACAGCAGAACAGCAGAGCAGCAGAGAGAAGAGAGAGAAGAGCAGAGAAGAGAGCGCGAAACAATGTGCGGGCCGCGCACACACACGGCCAGCAAACCAGTTCAGCCGGCCGCAAAATCCTGGAATTCCCACAATCTTGGCATGGTTCGCATAACTAGTAATATGTAAAGTAGGAAACCCCACCGATCGGCAGAAAAAAGTAGTCAAGATCAGATCTGAAGAGGCCCCTGGCCCCCCTTTTTGTTTTCTCTATTTTTTATATATCCTACCCATACAGCGGTGGGCAATTTCAACCAACATAAGAATACACTAATATGGCTACTTGGGAAGACTGGAAAAAGGGACTACTAGATGTAGCTGGGGGCACGCACGAGGCCCTTGGATTCCTCCCGTCAGCCCTTGGTAGCGTGCTTATGGCCGCCCCAGAAGCTGGTGCAGCTGCTCTGGATTGGTCTGACAGGCCCGAATGGCTTGCCCCGTCAATGACCCCCTGGACAAAGAAGGGAGAGGGTGTTGAGGGTATGCCCTTCTGGAACCGTGAGCAGGGTGCTGAGCAGTTCGACAAAGCTATGAATCGCTGGCAGTATCGGCCGAAAACTAAAACCCAGTCTGGAGCAGCATCGTCCGCCGCTCTTGGAGACTTAGTGGGCCTTATTGACTGGCCATTCGCAGAATTTGGGCGAGGTGTTGAGGGTATGACAGGTAGCCCTGGGGTTGGCGAGGCAGCATACTGGATCTCATCCCTTGGAACGGGACTTACGAAGCCTATAGCCACCGCCATCAAAAAGGGGGTAATAGCCCCACTCTCGACAGAAGCAAAATTGCTGCGACAGGGCTGGTACAGTGGTAACCCCATGGGGCGTGCCCAGCATTATGTCCGTATGCCAGCAGAGATGGTGGCCCGGAAAACGCTTAGCACCGTGGGCCCACAAGCCGCTTATGATGCTGCCCGTGGGTTTAGCTCAGCCACCACCAGCGCAATGCGTAGCATACAGAGTAAGATAGACAATCCTGTTCCCGGCGCTGATATACCCAAGCTAAAACGCAGTTACGTTAACGAGGTCGCAAAGGAGCTTAGTATGCGCCGTCAGTACGGGCTGGAGATTCCACCGGATCTGGCACAGGCCGGCAAGGGAATATTCCCACGGGAGATCCAGGTCACCGGTCAGCAGCTTCTTGACAACCCCCAGACGCTATCAGAGCTTACTGGGATGCAGATTACGGATGAGGTTGCCGGTCACATAACCCCGCATATTGTGCGTGAGTTTAATGCGTTAGAGCGCGGGCTACCGCTCAACTTAGCGCACAAGGTAGAGAGTCTGGAAAGTACAGGCAAAATGATGACCACGTCCTTAAAAGCCTCCAGGCAGAAGCCCTTGCTGAAGAACGATCATTTGATTAACCCTGATTGGCCGCCGATCAAAACAACAACAGCTACGAGGAGTGACAAGGCCGGAACGCCATATAGGGCAAAGATAGCGGATCAGCCTCTATACTCAATGCAAGCAGCGTGGGACTCCCTGATGACAAAACGCAGCAAGGGGCAGATTCCAGACAGAAGGTTTACTGCTCAGGATTTCCTTAACGAAATTGATGAGTTGAATCTGGCCAAGAAAGCAAAATTCCAGAAAGAGCTTGATTTACGCGCTATGGGGTGGCGAGAAGCTACTGAGGGTAAGACCGTAGCTAGTAAAAAACGCTATCGTGAAAGTGAGACAGTGAACCTGAATGGGGAAACAATCAAAGTTTTCAAGTTGCAATATAACAAAAACGGATCTATAAAAACATCTCTCAAACACAGACCCGTCTTTCTAAACAGACCGCCTGGGATTGGAAATGATTTTAGACAGCTTAATGATCGTGGATTTCGCAGCGCGGGCAAAGATGGGCTTATTAGTTGGGGTTTTGAGGGTCTTACGGGTGATCAGCTGCTAGGCCATGTGCGAGTACGCACGGTTCTAAACCCTGAAACCGGTCGTATGTTCCAGATAGGAATGGATCAGTTGGCTCTAGGTGCAGGAAAAGGATGGTTAAATAAAGTTACTGAAGGCGGTATGAAAAACCAGTTCATCTCGATTACCCCTCAACGCATGTCTTTTAGTGACGATATTTTAGCGAAGCACAACCTTAAAGGCCTTAGCCATAAAGACGCTTGGGATCTTGGGGAGGGGTTGTCCAGAGGAGAGCCGCAGGCAGGGATGGCTTATCAAGACATACAGAGGGCAGCCGCCCTGCATAAGGGACCAACCACACAACAGATAGCGGGGCACGTAGGCCGAACCTCTGCCCCACAGGTGGCGATACAGACAGCTAAAGGTCTAGAGGCGGCAGACAGAAAACGTGAACCCCAACAGGGACTATTAGGGCCATATTAATGCGAACAGAAATGCAAGAAACCTTCATCGAACAGTATTGCCTAACCGGTAGTGCAGCCAAAGCTGCGGCCACCGCTGGTTACTCCTCGCCTAAACAGCGGGGCTACGAGCTTAAAAACAAGTTCGCAGGAGAGATCGAGCAGCGTCAGAAGCGCATGTTGCAGGATTGCGTACCCGGAGCTATAGCACAGTTGCAGAGCCTAGCGCAGAGCGCTGAGAGCGAATCAGTGCGTCTGGGAGCTGTTAAAGATGTGCTGGACAGGGCTGGGCTGAAACCAACAGAAAAAATACAGCAGGAGATATCCCACGTAGAGCAAGCCTCCACCGATGAGCTACAGAGGGAGCTAGAAGCTCTAATGGGTACATCCACCCCTACCGTGGTACCTGACATGGTGAACTGATGCCTATAAAAAGATGCACACTACCCACGGGAAAGAAAGGATACAAATGGGGGACAAAAGGAAAATGCTATGCAAGTAGAGCCGGTGCCGAGCGTCAAGCGGCGGCCATTGGCCACGCGAAGCGAACTAGAGCAAGCGGTAGAGGTCGCTAGAGAACTACGTCAACGCGAGCGATATAACAAGCTCGATTTCTACGATCCTTACCCGTACCAGAAAAGGTTTCACGAAACAGGTGTAGACGCCAACCAGCGGTTGCTGATGGCGGCAAACAGAATTGGAAAATCCTACTGCGGCGCAGCGGAGATGTCCTACCATGTTACTGGGTTGTACCCAGATTGGTGGAATGGGCGTAGATACAGGCAGCCTATAGTTGCGTGGGCAGGAGGGGTTTCTAACGAAACCACCCGTGATATTGTACAACATGAGTTATTGGGTTCCCCCGACGACCCGGACGCCTTTGGTTCTGGTGCTATACCAAAAAATCTAATAATAAAAACCGAACGCAAGCCCGGTGTTCCTAACGCCAAATCGGTCGCCCTAATCAGGCACGTTAGCGGCGGGAACTCTTCTTTATTCTTTAAAGCCTACGAGATGGGTGTGGAAAAGTGGCAGGGCCGCAGTGTTGATTGCGTGTGGCTGGACGAGGAGCCAAGCAGGGACATATACTCTCAGGCTGTTACTCGAACCCTCGATCGCCGTGGCATGGTTTACATGACGTTTACCCCAGAGCGGGGGATGACTGAAACCGTAGCCTCGTTTATTAACAGCATAAAGCCCGGTCAGGCTCTGGTGAACGCCACCTGGGACGATGCTTCACAATCCGTAATGTCTATGCGTGGCCAGCGCGGTCATCTGCATGAATCCATTATGGAGCAGATACTGAGCAGCTACAGCCCGCACGAGCGCGAGATGCGTCGCTACGGGCGCCCATCGATCGGCAGTGGTCTGGTTTTTCCGGTGATGGAGGAAAAGCTGATAACAGATCCCGTTGCGCTTGAGGACCATTGGCCCCGTATCTGCGGGATTGACTTTGGATTTGACCACCCCACAGCCTGCGTATGGATGGCTTGGGACAAAGATGAGGACGTGGTGTACGTGTATGACTGCTACAGGCAGTCCAAAGCGTCACCAGCTGTACATGCTGCGGCAATTAAAACACGCCCCCAATACATCCCTATTTCGTGGCCACATGATGGCAACCGCAGGGACAGCATGGGCAACCCCGGGCTGGCTGAGCAGTATCGTAGCCTAGGGTGTAATTTTCTACCGTTTCATTTTGAGAACCCTCCCGCGCTTGGTCAGAAGAAAGGTGGCAACTCTGTTGAGGAGGGTATTATGGCGTTGCTGCAAAGAATGGAGTCCGACCGGTTCAAGGTGTTTGCAACACTGGGGGATTGGTGGGAGGAATTTAGGATGTACCACCGCAAAGAGGGGAAGATCGTTCCCATTCGCGACGACCTAATGGCGGCTACACGATACGCCGCACTAACGCTCAGGTTTGCTGTGCCTGGACACGATCCAGAATGGACACAAGACCTTGAATACAAAAATTATGGAATTGTTTAATGGCTGAAAAAATTACAGAAGAAGAACTGGTAGGAAGGATACGGGATGAAATTACCGACTCTCTGGGCTATATGGGTGATACCATATCTTCTCAGCGCGAAAAGGCCATGGAATATTACTATGGGCTACCGTTTGGCAACGAGGTAGAGGGCCGCAGTCAGTATGTTGATACTACCGTGCAGGACACGATTGAGTGGATAAAACCCGCCCTTATGCGCGTGTTTGCCTCTGGTGATCAGATGGTTAAATTTTCCCCACATGGCCCGGAAGACGTGGCTATGTCTGAACAGGCCACGGATTATGTTAACTACGTTTTTACAAAAGACAATCCGGGCTGGGAGATCCTCTATTCCTGGTTTACCGACGCGCTTCTGTCAAAAAATGGTATCGTAAAAGTATGGTGGGATGAGTACAGCAACGAGGAGCGAGAGGAGTACCACGGTCTTACGGCTATGGAATTCGAGGCTCTGCTGTCTGACCCGTCTGTGGAGGTTATAGAGCATACTGAGTACACCGATACAGAGTATGAGGCTGAGGAGGCTGAGGAGATCCCGCCGCTGCCTGCTGCTGCTGCTGCGCCCGCCGCGCCCATGGCTGCTGTTGGTGAGGTTCTTAACGATGTTGTCATAAAACGAAAAGAGCACACCGGAAAAATAAAAATAGAAAACGTGCCGCCGTCTGAATTTCTTATTTCGAGAGAAGCCAAGAGTATACAGGAGGCTAGGTTTGTCTGCCACAGAGTCCGAAAAACCCTGTCCGAGCTCAGAGAAATGTACCCGGACGAGAAATTTGATGTACAAGATTTAGGTGGTGGAGAAGACGACGCCTTTAGCAACGAGCGTGAAGCAAGGTTTGATTTTGATATCAGCTCTGGATTTTCTTTCGGAGAAACAGAAAGAGAAGAAGCCCTTAGAACTTATTGGCTGAACGAATCTTTCCTTCTGACAGACTACGATGGAGACGGAATTACTGAGCTTAGAAAAGTTTGTACTGTAGGTGATTATGTTCTTGCTAACGATGAGATAGATTCTATACCGTTTGTTTCCATAACACCCATAAAGATTCCACACAAGTTCTTTGGCTTGTCCATAGCCGATCTAGTGATGGATCTTCAGTTGATGCGTAGCACGCTGATGCGTAACCTCATGGACAACATGTACAACCAGAACTTTGGTCGGTACGCGGTGCTGGAGGGACAGGCTAACTTAGACGATTTGCTCACACAACGCCCGGGTGGCGTAGTGCGCGTAAAAACACCCAACGCAATTACCCCCCTGGCCACCCCCGCGCTGGAGCCTTACACGTTTCAGATGCTTGAGTATCTGGATGGGGTGCGCGAATCTAGAGCTGGTGTGTCGCGTATGTCTCAGGGAATGAACGAGAACGCCCTGACCAGCCATACCACAGCAACAGCGGTTAACGCTGTTATGGGGGCTGCACAGAGCCGGGTAGAACTGATAGCCAGAAACTTTGCAGAGACTGGCGTCAAAGATTTAATGACTACTATATATGAGTTATTGCACAAAAACCAAGACAAGAAAAGAGTTGTTATGTTGCGTAATGAGTGGGTTCCGGTACGTCCTGATGTATGGCGGGATAAGTATGATTGCACTGTGTCTGTGGCTTTAGGTAGCGGCAGCAAAGATCAGCAGATGATGCACCTTAGCCAAATGCTCCAGTTCGCTGGGGAGGCTCTGAAAGGCGGTCTGCCTATTGTTAATGAGCAGAACATGTACAACCTCGGCGCCGCTCTTGTAAAGGCTATGGGGTTTCAGAATGTTGATGATTTTCTTACAGACCCATCAAAAACGCCACCTAAACCAGAAGAGCAAGACCAAGCTGCTATGGCTAAGCAACAGATGGAGCAGATGGAGTTGGAGATAAAGCGCAAAGAGCTTGAGATAAAAGCGGCAGACGTAGAGGTTAAAAGGCAGAAGATACAGCAGGATTATCAGAAAAACGCGGTTGACGCTCAGTTGAAAGTAGCAGAGCTAAAACTTGAGCGCGATCAGAAACGTGCGGTAGCTATAGGAGCGACATAATGCCAAAATATTCACAATACCCCGGAGAGTCTAGGGAGAGGTTTAAGGCCAGGATGGCGCGTCAGGCGGCCGGAAAGGGTAAGTATAAAGACACTAATGGGGATGCCGCCACATTAAAAGAGGTTGCGTCTGTCCTTTCTGGAAGTAAGACAAAATCTAGACGCACAAAAACAAAAAAGCCGGGTAGAAGGAGATTGTATACATAAAATATGGATAACGAATTAAGGGAACACAGGGCAAAAGCCCTGCTTGATAACCCGTTGTTTCAAGAAGCATTTGATGTACTAAGAGAAGATTTAATGGGCCGCTGGGAACACAGTGGTTCAACAGATTTGGAAGCTAGGGAATCAATCTGGCTTGCAATGCGACTGCTTGACAAGATTCATGGCCATGTAACGTCCATTATAGAAACAGGACACATGAACAAGATTCTCGACAAGCAACACCCATTCATCTGAAAGAGGATTTAATTATGGCGGACAAGCGACAAGAAGCCCCGCAAGCAGTAGAAAGTACGCAACCCGGTAGTTTATGGGAGGCACAAGAAGCATTACTCAAGATGACGGAACCGGAAACGGAAACCCCGGAAACTGATGAAGCACAACCTACAGAAGAAGAGTCTACAGAGAAAGCTCAAGACAAATCATTTGAAGAGGAGCCGGACGAGTCTGAAGAAGGCGAAGAAGGCGGTGATGATGATGAGTTTGAGGAAACCGACGATTACGAGACGACTGAAGAGCCCGAAGAAACGATCCTATATACTGTAAAGGTAAACGGAGAGGACACAGAGGTTACTGAAGAGGAGCTAATCAGAGGTTACTCCAGACATTCAGACTACACCAGGAAGACGCAAGAGTTAGCAGAGGAGAGACGGAATATTGAAGCCGCTGAGGTTCAATATCAATCCGAATTCGCCGCAATGCAACAGGAGCGTCAACAGTATGTTGAGGCAGTAAGCCAAACAATTCAAAACTCGATGGCTGGTTTGCAACAGTACAGTGATATAGATTGGCCTGCTCTAAAAGAGCAAGACCCAATCGAGTACATTACCAAGCGTGATGAGTATCGCGAGATACAAGAGAACGTGCGGGCTAATCAGCACAAGATGCAGGTGGAACAACATAAACTCGTATCCGAACAAAAGCAAGAACGAGATCACATGCTGCAAGAAGAGCATGGGAGGTTACTCGAAAAGATGCCAGAGTGGGGAGATCCCGCCGAGCAGAAACGATTAGCCAAAGATCTTAGAGATTACGCAATTAATCAGGGCTTTTTAGCGGATGAAATTAACAGCTTAGTTGACCATAGATCTTTAGTCGTTCTTTCAAAAGCATTGAAATATGATGCTTTGCAGAACGCAGACGTAAAATCTAAAAAGGTTAAAAAAGCTCCACGTGTTGTTCGATCAGGCAAGGGTACGGGCAAGAAAGAGGCTACCAAGTCAAAACAAGCTGCGAAAATGAAACGTCTACGAAGTAGTGGCCATGTCGATGATGCGGCTTCTATTTTGGAAGATATGTTTAATTCTTAATAAGGAGATAAATAAATGGCAATTGCTACAAATACGTCACTGACGTATAGTTCCGTAGCGATTCGCGAGGATTTATCTGACGTGATATATAATATCGCGCCCTTGGATACCCCCTTCATGTCAGGATGTGCGAAGACAAGTGTTGATAATACTTTCTTTGAATGGCAGACTGATACTATTACTGCTGGTGCAGCTAATAGAAAGATAGAAGGCGACGACAGCATTGCTGCCACCGCACGGGTACTTCCAACGCGACTTGGAAATTACGCGCAGATAAGTCAGTACGTGAATCAAACTTCAGGAACAGACGACGCTGTAAACTACGCCGGACACGGCAAACATCAGGCTTACCAGTTGGCTAAAAATGGCAAGCGCATGAAAAGAGACATGGAATCCATGTTACTTCAGAACATCGTAAGAAGTGCTGGTAGCTCAACTGCTGCCCGTGCAA